CATACTTTCTGCTTACTCAAAACGAGATGCAAACTCTCGGCCAGGCAAAATGAAGTGGTTACAAAGAACGGACTTCAAAAGGAGTAAAATACATTTGGTAAGAAGAGATCAGAAACAAGCATTTGCGAAAGATAGTGATGGTGAACCAAATGTTCTTATTGATGACTATATTAAAAACATAAAAGAGTGGGAAGCAAAAGGTGGCATAGGAATACATCATACATCAGTTCCCAAAACTATAAACGACTTGAAGCGTTTAGGTTTTAAATAATTATAAATAATAGTAAAATAAGGAGAGGAAAATGCCTTTTGGAAAAAGTTTTAATGTAGTTTTGGAAAGTGCAAGTGAATCAGAAAATGATGCATTTCTACTACTAGATAGCACAGCAGATGGTGTTGACGTAGAGGACAGAGTTATTGCTGTCGATGCTAGTCAGTCTGAAGCTAAACCAACATATTTAACAGAACGTGCAAACGGAGAAAGTGATTACGCAAAAGAAAAGGTAGTCGCAAATAGATCTGGTTGGGTGTTTACACCTGGCAACCCTAATTCTGGAAATGACAACAAGGGAGCACAACCAGAGGTTCTAGTTTGCAGCAGAAACTTGCAGAAGTCTATTGACGTTCCAACACCCACACATATTACTTTGGGTAGCACGACTGATAAGACAGCATTTTTCCCAGATGGAGATACGTTTACTGGGGCTGCATCATCATCACTTGGAGATGTGACTGCATACATTTACTTCAACGAACCAATCCATGTGACAGGCACACCACAACTGCAACTTAAACAAGCAACTGCATTAGGTTCAAACTTTGGTACGATTATGGATTTCAACTCTAGTGTTTCAGTATTGTCTGAAGGTATCATGGCATTTTCACTACCAGCATCTGAAGACACTAGAACGTCAAATGTTACGAACAACACACTGGGTATCAACTCTGATGATGCAATCTCTTTGAACAGTGGAACGATTCAGAAACTTGTAGATGACGATAAAATCAGAATGGAGAGTGGAACAACTGCATTGGATGATACTGATGAACAAGACTCATTTATTCTACTTGATGGGACAGATAGTTCAAGTAGAGACTTGGGTGGTTTCTTAACTGGTGAAGGTGGTGTAGGTATGGCCGCAGATCTGACATTGACTGCTGATGCCGATGCAACCATGACTGTATCGTAATTTTTTTTATAAATACTCGTATAAAGTATTATAAATAGTATATCATGTATGAAGTGAGGTGAATATGACTATTACTAAGAGTATGATAGAAGAAAGAATATCTGTTTTAGACTCTGATATAAAAGAAGTAAACGGAAAACTACAGAGTTTAGAACAACAAAAAAATGAAGCTGTCGGAATGTTGAACGCACTTAATGGTGCAAGACAACAATGCGAGAGTTTCTTAAAAGAGTTTAATGATGAAAAAGAGCCAGATGGCTCTGAAAGTGATGTGGGACTAGAATTAATCTAGATAATGCCCACAGTAACATTCCCATAATTTTGTGGGTTTAGATAAACTAGGAGAAGCCAAATGGCCGATAAGAAGATTACCGCCTTGACAGACCTTTCAACAGGTATTGCTGGTGCTGATTTGCTCCACGTTGTGGACGATCCAACAGGTACACCTATCAATAAGAAGGTGTCTGTCACTAACTTTGTTAACAACCTTCCTTCATTTATTGGATTTTCAAATTCAATCGAAGATATTTCTGACGGAACACAGACTGCAATTTCAGTATCAACTGCTGTTACTCTGTTGCAAACTGCTGGTTCTAACGCAACAACTCTTGCAAACGGAACTGTTCAAGGTCAGATCAAGATCATCGTGAATGATCAAGACGGTGGAACATCAGAGTTGACCCCACAGTCACGTTTGGGTTATGCCAACATTGACTTTGTTGACGATGGTGACGCAGTGATTTGTATGTGGACTGGTACTGCATGGGCAGTTCTTGCTTCTAACAAAGTTGCTACTGATATGGGTATCGTTGACGTAGCCTAATCTTAGTAGATTGCGAATACCTAAATATAGGGGAGAGGGGCTTAACTCTCTCCCCTTTTTAGATTAAGGAATGGGATAATGGAATCATTTAAAAAGTTTGTATCTGAAGCATCAGTATATCATTCTGTCGAACACCCAAACAACTTAGGTGGTAGTCTGGAAATCAACACAGCACAGTTGAGTGATCCAGCGGTTCGCAGAAGATTAAATGCTGTTGTTGGTCAAATAGGGAACGCAGAGTACTTAGTTCCAGAACACGCAGTACATAGATTGAGAGGAACTCTTAATAAGATCGGTTTATCTTTTCCATCAACACCAGTATTTGAGGGACAAAGTGGTTCATTTGATTTACCACTATCTTTGTTTGGTGGTCGTTTTGGTAAAGATGAAAACACACCATATGATGAGTTTGTAAATGATGATGGGATTTCTAACCAAGTGGAAGGTGGTCTAAGTTTGAAGATTGAGTATGAGATGATGCCTAGAAATCAATCGTGTAGAGTTTACGCCAGTATATCATAATGTACGAAAAAATAACACCAAGCAATGTGTTGATGTATGCGATTAGAAATTACAACAATCCACACTGTGAGGGTGAAAAAGAATTTGAGGATGATCTTAAAAGGTTTAAGTATATTAAACGACTTTTAAGAAAATACCATGATACCGATGTTTTGAAAGAAAGATTATTATTAAATCATATCATAGTATTAAACAATGTCTTTGGTGCAGATGCTTGTTCTACTTTGTTATTATATAAAATCCAACCAGAGTACTGGCCTGCACTTAAATCATTTCTAATATATCTAAATATATTAAGAAATGATGAACTAAAAGACATAAACAAAGACGAAAAAGTTTTTGAGACATTAAGGAAACTATAATGGGAAGGGCGATTGATTTATTTGTTACCTACAGATTTCTAAAGTTGTTAACGACACCTTTTGAAAAACAGGATGCTTTTAAGTTGGGTATCATTGATGCAGATGGTAATCGTATTAGACAACCAAAATCCACTCGCCCAGCAGTAGAACTCTCCACAACTGAACTTAAAAACTCATATACAATCCTACATAAATTAGTTTTTAATATTAAAAAAATATTTGCAAAAGTGCCTGGTTTAAGAACCAAGGTTGGTACTTATGCAGCTGCACTTTTTTTATTAAAAGATACGTTCAAAGAATCTGTTGATGATCCAGATGTATTTGAAAAGGAGTTTATGAAATATCTCAAAGAACAAGGTATGGAACTGGATAATGAGATATCAGAAGAAGTTATAGGGTTTGGTGAGGTATTACCTAAAGGAAACTATGTTCTAGTTAACGATATACTAAATAAGGAAGAGGAAGAATTGTCTGCAAAGAAAGGTGACAAAGTAATCGCATTTGCAGATGAAGCTCCAATAGATACTGTTTTGGGTGTTGACATTTTCCCAGTGGTTCATGTTAAAACTCAAGAAAAAATATATGTAAGCTTGGAGGATATTAAAGATGACAATTAGTTGGAAAGAAGTAAGTCCTTATAGTGGACAGCCTGTAGAGGAAGATGCACCTACCAACTTTGCTGGTCAAGGTAGTGGTGTTGCAATGCCTCCAGATGCGATGATGAAAAAGAAAAAAAGATTACTTGACGCAAGGACAAAAGCATACAGACAACACAGAGAAAAACTTGATCGTGCAAGAGCAAGAAGGGCAGAACAAAAATCTAAACTTTCACAAAAGGTTCAAGAAAACACTATGGACTTCAATCGTGAAGTTTATCTTGAAGAAAACAACATGAACGTCTTAAAAGATATCGTAGTGAAGAAACAAATGAAACCAGTGAAGTTTAAGGATGGCACTATGAAAGTAGATATGTTTACTGCATCTGCAATCACACAAGTCTATAATAAAGTAAATATGGACAATAAGAAAAAACTTGAAAAGATGGTAAACGGAACTAAAGGTCAGTTCATGGCTCTTCAGAATAAAGTTATGAAGATGGTTGGAAAGTAGTTTTCCCATGAAAACCTTTTTAACATTTCACGAAAATTCCTATGGTTACAGTTTCGGTGTAATGAAACCTGTTGCCGATTTAAAAGCAAAGAACAATCCCAGAATACCTAGAAAAAAAGGTCAACCAGCCGGTTCTGACAAACACTCCGATCTATACACAGATGAAAATCCAAAAGGAACTATTCACGGACTTGGTTTCAAAGATGTCAAGACTGCAAAGGCAAGTGTGAAAAAGATTGAGGGTTCTGGTAAATCTCATGCACATAAGATACAGGCAGCAATCGCAATGGAACAACGTGCGAGGGTGATGGGTAAAACACAAGAGGCCGCAGTGTATCGTGCATACATTGAGAAGATGAAAAAGATTACCAAGCAACGACAGGTAAAGGAAAGTGTGCATGATTCAAAATGTCCACCAGGCTACAAGTATGATAAAAAGTTAAGGTCGTGTGTTCCTAAAAGTGGCTTTGTTTATGCATATCCATTCTTTGGTAGATCAAAAGATACGTCAAATCAAAGTGGTCAAAATGCACAGGGATCGAATGGTCAGAGTGGCAATGGTCAAACTGGTAATGGTAATGGTAACGGAAACGGTGCTGGTAACGGTAATGGTGCTGGTGCTGGTAACGGACAGAACACTGGTGAAAGATATTTAGCAGCAGATGTTAGAAAGATGCCTGATGGTGGTTATGGTGTTTATGCAGATAAGTTTGTAAAAGGTAAGAGAGTTAAGTTGCCTAGTGGTAAACACGCAAAAGAACTGAAGAAAGTTTACAAAAACGAAAAAGATGCAAATGATTATATGGCTGCGATTATGATCGCAAAAGGGGGTGGATGATGAAAACATTCAAACAGATGTATTATGAGGATGGTCATACAGCAGTTGCAAAAACTAATACTGCACAGAAAAGAGAGTTAGATAGACTCAAAATAAAACATGACAGAGAAGATGATAGGGCAAGAACTCAAGATGCTGCAAGAAAAAATCAGCAGACAGAGGCACCATCTCTCGCAGTTTTAAAAAAGAAAATAAAGTCTGGAACTAAATTAGGTTCTACTGAAACTGCAAGTGCAAAGGCAAGAGGTTTAATACCACGAGCTGACGGAACTAAAAGGAAGTCAGACAAATACAAGTAAAGGAGAGTCAAATGATGAACTGGATTAAAAACAGAGTAAAAGAAAGAACATCATGGGATGGTGCAATGTGTATTGCACTTGGTTTAATGATTCTATTCATGGCACCACTCGCAAAGATTGCTGCTGGTGTTGCAATTGCGTGGGGTGTTTGGACTATTTGGAAATCTGAATAAGTTAGGAAAAAATAATGGCTGAAGAAAAGAAAAATGGTGTCGTTGTAAAAGACGATCATAACGAATTTGAATTGATGTTAAGATTTTTCGGTAATGAAATACTTGCGATTAAACTATCAGCATCAAACTTTAATGGTAAACTAATCATGTGGGGAATCATGATCATGTTATTCACTTTCATGTTGATGGAAGTATTTGGATTTAGTGCATGGTTGGGAATTGATTCTGGTATGTAGGTGAGGTTATGACAAGAGTATACATTCTAATTTTCATTCTATTCATTCTTGGTGGTATAGGATATGGTGCGTATTATATTTACAATGATACTATGCAACGTATGGCTGTGTTACGAGAGAATAATGCAAAATTAGAAGTTGCTCTTGACAGTAAGGATGCTGTGATTGAAGAGTTACAAAACAATATGCAGAAACAAATTGAGTTATCAAATGAACTCAATACAAAACTTGCGGCTGCAGAAAAAGAAAATACAAAAATTAGAGATAAACTTGCAGAGGGTAATTTAGTTGCAGATAGTCTCAAAGACCCTAAAGTTATGGAACAAAAAATAAATGAAGAAGTCAGTAATATATTTGGCACTCTTAGTGACTCTACTAAGTAGTTGCTCTTGGAAACCAGAAAAAGAGGTAGTAACAGTTGACAGAATTGTTAAACCTACAATTGCTATTGTACCAAGACCAAGATCAGTGGAGTTTGATGAACTAAAGGTTAAGGTCATTACTGAAGCAAACGTACAAGAAGTCATTGAGGAAATGAAAACTAATCAAGGACAATTTCTTGTTTATGCTCTTGACCCAGTGACATTTAAAAATTTAGCAGTTGGTATAGAAGAGATAAAAAGATATATACAACAACAGAAAGATATAATCATCTACTACGAAAAGGCGGTGGCAGATGATGAAAATACTAAGATACCTGTCGGGGAGAACTGAAATGGCAAAATTTGATTCATTGATGAAGGCAACATTTAATCCACCTAGAAACTGGAAATTGTTAGAGGACTTAAAATTTTATTCAGAAAACATTACTGAAGAACAAGCAAAGATGTTAAGAGAATGTGAAGTAGAAGTTCGTAATTCTACAAAGACAAACCAGTATATTGTTACTGTACCAAAAGGTTATATCACAGATATGGCATCTGTACCAAGAGCGTGCTGGGCATTTATTGCACCATTTGATGTTGCAAGAGCAGCTGTTATACATGATATCCTATATGAAAAAATCAATACCCAATACAAAGCAGTCCATGAATCTGCTGCAGCAGAAGAGGGGCCTGCAACCAAGAAAGAAAGAGAGTCATATCGTAAGATTGCAGATGATGTTTTCTTAGAGGGTATGCACGCCTCTGAACCACCAGTTCCAGCATGGAAAAAATATGCGGCATATTACGCAGTTAGAATGTTTGGTCGTTGGGCAATCAACAATAGTGTAAAAAGAGAAGTGTAGGTAAACAAATGTGGTTTTGGGTCGTTAGTAATATTGCAGGCAGTCTGTTAGGTGCAGCTTCAACAAAATGGATCAAAGATACCAAGGTTGGTATTTGGGGTTACAAGAAGTTTGAGGACATTGCAAACTGGGCTCAAGAAAGATATGGTATTGATATTCTAGATAAAGAAGATATTGCGTGGAAAACAAAATATCCAAAAGTTGCGAAAAAGATTGACGAATTGGAACGAAGATTGCATAATATAGAAGAACGTCATACAGATGACGACAGATAACGTCAAATATATAATTGTATCAAAATTTTGACATCATATAAATAGTAATAGAACTATGGTCGGAGATGAAATGAACAAATTCATATTCGCCGTTCTTTTTGTAATGTCTATAGTGTCAACGGCATATTCACAGACAGTTGTAGATACAACTACGAAATCAACGAGTGAGGTTGAGACAGAGGGTAGGACAATCGTAATTAGTCCACCACCATCTGCAATCTCACCAAGTGTTGGTTCGTCAACCTCTGACCTTTGTATGGCAGGGGTATCTGGTGCAGTGCAAACACAAATCTTAGGTATTTCAAGTGGTGAAATGGTAAGAGATGAAAACTGTGAACGTCTAAAAATCTCAAAGACATTGTATGACATGGGTATGAAAGTTGCCGCAGTATCAGTTCTATGTCAAGATCGTAGAGTATATGATGCCATGGAGATGGCAGGGACACCTTGTCCGTTTCTTGGAAAGATTGGTGATCAGGCAACTGATGAGTGGAAAGCAAATCCACACAGAATACCAGTTACAGAAGAAATGGAGACAAAAGAAGATGTTCAGAAACGTAATGCAGCAGTTGCTGCTGGTGGTCTTTCTCTCGCACTCTTACTGCTCCTTCTCTAACGCACAAGTAGTAAACACCAACCCCACACAGAACACACAAGATCTATTAGAGCCTAATGCTTCAAATTGGTCTGGACAATATGGCATTGGTATGTGGCATGGTTTTGGTGGCCCTGACCCAAACAGACTACCAAGTGATACTGGGTTTGTTTGGAGCAGTGGTTCAAATATTGTTAGTACAACCATTGCAATCAATCAAGCATTAACACAGGCTGGAGTTCAAGTTAACGGATTCACATATAGGTGGAGAGTCAAAAATGGTAATGCTAATCTATATGGAAACCAACCAGGCACAGATGATTTTTTCATAAACGTAGACGTTTACGATTCTAATGGTAACATTTATGCCTCATATCAGTATGATCTTAGTTACCAACATAACTGGTCATACCACAGTGGTTCTGAAACATTCGTAGACCCATTTTTACCACCATCTTATTTTTCAGATATTATTGTATCTGCACAAGGCAGTGATAGTGCAGCATGGCCTGGACACTACGGGCCAGAGTTCAACGTGCAGGCATCTGAACTTAAATTGACATTTTCTGCAAACCCATGTTATAACAATCCTTTGTATGATCCACAGTGTCAAGGGTATGCAACTGCACTATTCAATCAACAGTGTACACAAAATCCACTATTTGATCCTACTTGTCCAGGCTATGCGACTGCAAATTTCACACAACTTTGTACTGCAAATCCTTTATATGATCCCACCTGTCCAGGCTATGCTGCAGCATATCTTGCAGATAGATGTTTGTATGATCCTTTGTATGATGTGCAATGCACAGGCTATCAACAAGCATACTTTGATCAACAGTGTGAGTTAGATAGTCAATATGACACTACTTGTCCAGGCTACCTTGATCCAGAAATCGCAGACTTGGGTACAGTTGATCCAATTGAAGAAATACTATCTGAACCAGATATTCCAGTGATTGCAGAATTAGATTTCACAGGCGATATTGATGTCCCAGAACAACAAGTAATAGAGGTTGTAGAGGTAGAGGATGGAGATGGATTTCAAGAGGTTGATGATAGTATCGAAGGTGAACAGTTACAGATGGAAGATGACATCGAAAGAGAAATCGCAGAACTAGAAAGTGAGGCATCAGAAGATAATACTAATGCACCAGACATGATTGGTGGTGGTGCAAATCAAGAGGATGATATTGAGAAAGAACTCGCAGAGTTAAAGGAGAGTGCAGATTCAGATAACAAAGAAGATGCACCAAAACCAAAAACGAAGAACGAAAAGATAAAACTACTGCTTGCTATGAAAGCAATAGAACTGACAAAAAAACTTGAGAAAGAGGTTAGTCTGGAACAGAACATGATAATGCAACGTCAACTACTTGCGTTGATTTCATACGTGCCGGGCTTTGATTACAATGAAAAGAAATTACCACAGGTTAATTTCTATCCACCAAAACCAACAGTTGACCATGCGTATGCAAGGTGGTTCTTGAATGACCCCAACTTTGGTATAATGGAGGATTCACAATACAATTTTAAATAGGAGAGAGAAAATGGCAGAAATAGAATATGGGGGAATCAAAGTAGGGGGCTCTAAACTTCTACTTATTCTACCACTTATCGGTACAATTGGTGGTGGACTATGGGCAGGCTTTGAATTTTATAAAGACTATATGGATATGAAAGAACAGATTCAGAGTTATGTCGCACCAGATTTATCTGGATTTGATAAAGAACTTGCTGTGCTCAAAGAGGAGATGCAAATAACTAGAGAAGAGGTTATTATCATTCGTGACGCAATCGGTGAACAGGTGGACTTTATGCGTGATACTAAACACGATTTACGAGCAGACTTGGTTCGCATGGAGAAGATATTAGACAAGGTTGAGAACGATATTGATGCAGTAGAAGATGACGCACAGTCACTTATGGACAGAACTAAATCAGATGCAAGGTCTATGATTGAAGATGCAAACAATCGTTTCAATGATAAGGTATCTGGTATGGAAGGATATGTCAAAAGAGAGTTGACATCTCTGGAAGAGGATCTTGATAGAAAGCTGCAAAAAAGTTTAGATAATCCTCTAGCAAATAGATGATATATAAATATTAGGTAAGGAATGAAAGTAATGCAAGATTTAAATACAGAGGTTGCACTTCTTAAAAAAGAAGTATCAGATGTAAAAGTAATTTTCTCAAGACTAGATGTTGCGATTGAGAAGATTACAGATGTGTCTAGTTGTGTAAATCGTATGCTTGCAGTGCATGAAGAAAAGATTGCAAACCAAGAAGAGGCAGCCGCAAGAGCAAATGCAGAGTTTACCACAGACATACGAGAGCTACATTCTCGTATCACATCAAACTACAAAGAAATGACCGACATGATCACTCAACAACACAAAGAACAAGCACTGCAAATGCAACAACTTAGAAATGAGTTAGCAAGTAGAGTTGGTGTGTTGGAAAAGTGGAGATGGTTAATTATCGGTGGGTCAATCGTAGTAGGATTCATAATACAAAAATTTCTCATATTATCTTGACAACACACGTTTATTAGTGTATCATCTGTCTTATGTATATTGAACAAAAGTATCTAAATCTAATATCATCACAACTTTCACGATTTAAGAAAACAAACGATTTTCTTTGGAACTTTCGTTGTCCTTATTGTGGTGATTCCCAAAAGTCCCAGAGCAAAGCTCGTGGGTTCGTCTTTCGTAAAGAATCGAATCTTATATATAAGTGTCATAACTGTGGGGTTGGAAAAAGTTTTGCAAACCTACTAAAGTTTGTAGACTCAAAGATTTGGAATGACTATATATTTGAAAAGTACAAAAAGAGTGACGAGCCAGTAGACATTGGTAAGTTCTCTCAACCTAATTTTATGAAAGGAACTTCACCTCTCAAATCTCTCAAAAAAATATCATCACTACAACACGATCACCCAGTAAAGAAATTTATTGAGAGTAGAAAGATACCTACGAAGTTTCACTATGAATTGTTTTTTGCCCCAAAGTTTTACAAGTGGGTAAATACAGTTATACCGAATAAGTTTCCCTCACTTGTGGGGGATCATCCTAGATTGGTCATACCATTCTTTGATGAGAATAATAACTTGTTTTGTTTTCAAGGAAGGTCATTTGGCAATGAACAACCAAAGTATATTACTTTTAAACTTGATCCAGACCGAAATAAAATATACGGACTTAATAGAGTAGACAAATCTAAACCTATCTATGTGGTGGAAGGCCCCATAGATAGTTTGTTTTTGGATAACTGTCTTGCTGTTGCTGGTTCATCAAATTTTGCGAAGGATATGCCAAAAGAAAACACGACAATCGTTTTTGATAATGAAAGAAGAAACAAAGAAATTTTGATGCAGATGGAACAAATTATAGACAAAGGTTACAACGTGGTATTATGGCCAGATGATGTAAAAGAAAAAGATATAAATGACATGATCCTATCTGGAAGAACTAAAGACGAAGTACAAACAATCATAAAGAACAATACTTATCAAGGTAATATGGCCAAGATAAAGTTCGCAACATGGAGAAAAATCAATGCCTAATAACTTTTTACCAACATCATATCAAGAATTTATTCACCTATCAAGATATTCCAGATGGTTGCCCAAAGAGGGTCGTAGAGAAACTTGGAACGAAACAGTAGGAAGATATTTTAACTTCTTCAAAGAACACCTAAAAGATATGACTGGTTATGAGTTAGAAGACAAAGATAGAAAAGAACTAGAAAACGCAGTCTTGGCCACGAAGGTTATGCCTTCCATGAGATGTTTGATGACTGCTGGTGATGCATTGAAAAGAGAAAACATTGCTGGTTATAATTGCTCTTATGTTGCAGTAAATCGTATTCAATCATTTGATGAAATACTATACATTTTGATGAATGGAACTGGTGTTGGTTTTTCAGTCGAGAGACAACACATTGCTGAACTACCAGTTGTTGCAGAAGAGTTTTTTCCATCTGATACAGTTATTACTGTTGCAGATAGTAAACTTGGTTGGGCAAAGGCGTTCAAGGAACTTGTAGGATTACTTTACATTGGACAGATACCAAGATGGGATTTATCTAAAGTAAGACCAGCAGGAGCACCACTTAAAACTTTTGGTGGTCGTGCGTCTGGGCCTGCACCACTAGACAATCTATTTAATTTTACAGTGAATGTACTCAAAAATGCAAATGGTAGAAAACTATCTTCTATCGAATGTCACGATATTGTTTGTAAGATTGCAGAGGTAGTTGTAGTAGGGGGTGTAAGGCGAAGTGCGCTCATAAGTCTCTCAAACCTCTCTGATGACCGAATGAGACACGCAAAGTCGGGTCAATGGTGGGAACAGAATGGACAACGAGCACTTGCAAATAACTCTGCTTGTTACACAGAAAAACCAGATATGGGTATCTTCATGGATGAGTGGAAAGCACTTTATGATTCCAAGTCTGGTGAAAGAGGTATCTTTAATCGTGCAAGTGCAGTGAACATGGCTGCAAAGAATGGTCGTAGAGATACAGAACATGAGTTCGGCACGAATCCTTGTTCGGAGATCATATTACGAGATAGAGAGTTTTGTAATCTTTCAGAGGTAGTGGTAAGACCTTCAGATACTAAAGAGTCCCTTATGGAAAAAGTAAGACTTGCAACCATTCTTGGAACATTCCAATCTACACTTACAAACTTCAAATATGTATCTGCAATGTGGAGAAAAAATTGTGCAGAGGAAAGACTACTTGGTGTCTCACTCACTGGTATCATGGATTGTTGTTTAACAAATGGTAAAGAGAAAAATCTTAGTGGGTTACTTGATGACTTGAGAGAAGAGGCAGTTAAGACGAACAAAATCTGGGCAGAGAAGTTAGGTATCCCACAATCTGCTGCGGTCACTTGTGTAAAACCATCTGGCACAGTGTCACAACTTGTAGATGCAGCCTCTGGTATTCATGCACGACATAATCCATATTATATTCGCACTGTTCGTGGTGACAAGAAAGATCCATTGACAAAGATGATGACTGATATTGGTTTTCCAGTTGAGGATGATGTAATGAATCCATCAAACACATCTGTATTTTCATTCCCCATGAAAGTAGACAGAAGTGCAGTATTTAGAACAGATATGTCTGCTGTTGAACAGTTGGAGTTGTGGTTGACTTATCAGAAACATTGGTGTGAACACAAACCATCTGTGACTATTTCTGTGAAAGAAAGTGAGTGGATGGAAGTTGGTTCATGGGTTTACAAAAACTTTGACTGGATGTCTGGGGTGTCATTCCTACCATTTAGTGAACACACATATCAACAAGCACCATATCAAGATTGTGATGAGAAAGAATATAAGTTCTTATTGAACAAGATGCCTAAACAGGTTGATTGGAGTAAACTTTCAGAATATGAATCTATGGATATGACAGTTGGTTCACAAGAACTTGCTTGTGTGGCAGGGGCTTGTGAAATTCAATGAAATTAATTGTGTGCCTGTCATGTGAAGCAGAATTTTCCATAAAACACAATATGGACAAACGACTATATAGTGTATGGCATTGTCCATTTTGTGGTGATGCATTAGATGATGACATGGAAGATGAAGTCGGATATGACGAGGAGTACGATGATGAATAGTTGCGAATCATGTGGTCACGAGTGTCACTGTTCTGCTGGAGAGTGTGGTCGATGTGGATGTGACATTTGTGATTGTGGAAGAACGGCAGATAATGAAAACACAATCGGCGAAAGCAAAAGGTAGAAGATTCCAACAATGGGTTCGTGATAAACTCATTGAGGTGTTGGACATCCACCCAGAGGATATAGAGAGTCGTTCTATGGGTGCTGGTGGTGAAGATCTTATCATGGCAAGAGCTGCACGAGAAACCTTTCCATATTCAATCGAATGTAAAAATCAAGAAAAAATCAATCTCTGGGAATCATACAAACAGGCAACAGAAAACTCTGGTAAGTATGAACCAGTGGTCTTCATCAAAAGAAACAATCACAAACCTTTGGTCGTAGTGGATGCAGATTATTTTATTAATCTACATAAAAACACTTGACATCATTTCCGAATCGTGGTAGGATGTATATACAATAGAGAAAGAGGTATATTATGGGAATGTCAAGTTATATAATGGACTGTGAAGAACAGTTTATCAATTCAGTAAATCTTAGGATTGGTGGTTGTGAACATATCACAGAACTTCACATGGCACTTACAAGAGATAAGTGTTGGAATGACATTGCACATATGTCTGCAAATGAACAACTAGAATTTGTTGAAGAACTCTGGAGTGAGTTCTGGTGTGATTATGCATGAAAAATCTCATTAGATTAATAATACTTTTATGGGTTGTAGCATTTCTTGGTGGTTTACTAACTGGCAAGAGTGCATTTGCACAAGATTGTAAGTATGAAAAAACAGTAGTGCTAGATGATGGTGGGAAAATTTTATCCTCTAAAACAGAATATGTTTGTAAAGGGTCTAAACCTATTCTAGTGTTAGAACCAACAGTAACAGATCAAGTCAAGTATGTGCGGCCACCAGTGGTTAGTACATATGATTATATAAATCATTACACTTCTAATGAAAATAGACTTGACAGAATACTAAGTTTGTTGTATAGTGGTAGTTAAATGTGGAGGCATAATTGTTCAGAGTAGCAATAGGAATTATTATCGGTGTAGTTTTAGTGGAGTATAACATCATGCCAGAGGTGTTAAACTTTTTTGTTGATTCTGGTGGAGTGGATAAATCTATAGAAGTCTTGGAGGGCTTGAAATAATGAATAATCTAAATTATGTAACTGTTGGAGTATTGGGAAGTGTCCTTACACTTGGTGCCTGTTCTAATAATCCAGATGCGACACAGATGTTGAATACCTCATCTGTTGAGTATAAACAAGAAAAGGTAGAGGCTGCAACCAAAACAGTCCCATCTTGGTTTACAACATTACCAACTGATGAGAAGTCAATCTATAGTGTCGGTACTGCACAGTCACCAGACTTGCAATTGTCTATCGACATGGCAACACTCAATGCAAAGTATACTCTTGCTGATCGTATCAATGGTAAGTTGGATGCAATGATGAAAACATTTGTAACACGACTTGGTACAGATGATGATGTGTCTGCAACTACAATGTCAGAAGTTGAGAAGGTCACAAAGAATGTGATTGCATCAGTTGATGTTGCTGGTTACAATCCAAAAGAGATGGAGATATATCCAACAGGAACACAGTTTCGTGCATATGTTTTACTTGAGTATTCAGAGGAAGAGGCTCGTAAGATCATTATGAACCGTATGATGAAAGATCGTATGGTCTATGGTAAGATTCGTTCTACCAATGCATGGAAAGAACTTCAGAATGAAGTAGATGCATCAAAGGATGAAGATCAGACTTTATCAATGTCAAACATTGAAACCGAAATCAACAAGGTTGTTGATGCGGCAGAATAGAGGAAAAACTTTGTCTGGATTAAAAGTAACAGTTCGTGGAGATGACCTCAATGGTGCATTGCGAGTTCTAAAGAAACGTATGCAAATTGAGGGTGTCTTTAACGAACTGAGAGAACGAACTGCCTTTAGAAGTAAAGGTGAAAAAAAGAGACTTCAACGAGCTGCTGGTAGAAGAAGGTGGTTGAAGAAAGTGGATAAACTCAAGGAACAAGGACAATGGCCTAATGAGTAGAAAAAAAATAGTGGCATCAACAACTACTAATGATGGATGGGTTCAACCTAAACCTAAAAAGAAAAGGAAACCCATGACACCAGAACAAAAGGTTGCTGCAGCAGAACGTCTTGCGAAGGCTCGTGCTGCAAGAAAACCAGCAAAGAATGAATCAATACATCATTCTGTTCTTGCACTAGATGATGACCATGTGTTGTCTGCAAAAAATGTTAAGAATTGGATCAAGTCCCAGAAAGATCTGATGTCTAGTTTAAGATACGAAGTGCGAAAAGATGTCAAAGGTGCAAAGGCAAAGTATCATAGTGCAGAAGGATATATAAGACATCTAAAACATTATCTAAAACATGGGGACTACTGTGATGACTATTATGGTGCCTATGGGGAGAAAAAAATAAAATGGCAGACGATAACTTCAAAGGGAATGTAATCAAAGGGCCTTGGAAAAGGGCAAAGAAAGTATCAAAGGTGCAAACGGCAAAAGTGACTCAAGACATGGTTTTTATAGATGATGTCGCAGAAAATGTTATGATACCTTTGATACATGGTCTTGCCGAAAATGGTGTAGATATCAAAGAGGACGATTTTTGTAGAGAGATTGGATTTCTAAATGAGGTAGTGAGAACTATATTGTTCAGACATCTAGGTTATAAACATGAAATGAAAGAGTTAATAGAATCTGTAATGAAACTAAGAACAGAAAAAACAGAGGATGTATATGCCTCATTTGATGCAGAAGCAGTAGATAAATTAATTCAGTTTATAAAGATACAAAACGAAATTGAGAAGGAAAAAGACGATGACTGATGCAGAACAGTGGAGGCGTGAAGTAGTTATTCGCACTCCTTTCAGCCCAACTATTTTAGAATACCAAGTTCCACAGAGATTTATTGATATCATAAACACATCTGGTGATGCGGTTTTGCCTGATGATGGATTATCAAAGAAGTTTGATTTCTCTGACAATCTTGTGGGTAAGGTTTCTAAAGAAGTTAGAATACCAGTGGCAGAAGAAGATGACAGAAACTATATGGCAGATATTATTAAGAAAGCTTGTTTAGGTTATCTTCAAAATATGATTGCAAATAGTCGAGCATATGAGTGGCAGAAAAATGGTGGACATGGTAATCCAACTACCGATAATATTCACCTTGCACAATCTTGGATTGTAAGTCAATACAAATATGAATACAATCCATGGCACAAACATAGTGGGAACTTTAGTGGTGTTTGTTATCTAAAATTACCAGAGGATATGGAAAACCATTTTGATGAAGAGACAAAAGATCATTATCCTGCTAGTGGTTTGATTGAGTTTAGTTATGGAGAGCCTTGTGATATGAGAAGTGATACACTCATGTTCAAACCAAAAGTAGGTATGATGTTAGTATTTCCATCTTGGTTGAAACATAGTGTTTATCCATTTTACTGCGATGGTGAAAGACGTAGTATGAGTTTTAATGCTTACTATATGACAGATGCACAGATAGAATCAAGGGATAGTGTTAATAAATGATTATTATGGACATGAATCAAATCTCATTAGCAAGTCTAATGATGGATTTGAATATGCGAAAGAGTAACGAGGTCAGAGAAGACTTAGTAAGACATATGATACTCAACTCTATTCGTATGTATAGAACAGATTTTCACCAAGAGTTTGGTGAGATAGTTCTCACATACGATTCTAAACACTACTGGAGAAGAGACTACTTCCCTAATTACAAAGCTGGTCGTAAAAAGGGTAGAGAGAATGATAGTAAAGATTGGGGTGCAATCTTCAATTGTTTGAACAAAATTAAATCAGAGTTTAAAGAAAATCTACCATACAAATATGTGGAAGTTTATGGTGCAGAGGCAGATGATGTTATTGCAATATTGTGTAAACATTTTCCAGATGAAAAAATTATGATTGTGTCTGGTGATAAAGATTTTATTCAACTACAAAAATATCCAAATGTTCAGCAGTATAGTCCAATACTCAAGAAGTATGTAAATGGACACGATCCGATCACCTATATAAAAGAACACATACTTAAAGGTGATGCAAGTGATGGAGTTCCAAATGTTCTATCACCTGACAATACATTTGTTGATGGATTACGACAAAGGCCTTTAGGACGAAAAAAAATTGAAACTTGGTTGAATATGCACATAGATGATTTACAAGATGAAGTCAAAAGAAACTATCAAAGAAATGATAAACTTATCAACTTGGATAACGTGCCAGAAGATCTTGAAAAAGAGATTGTGGTAGACTTTTGTGAAGCACCTTGTGGAGATAGAAGTAAGTTGTTAAATTACTTTATTCAATCAAGACTGAAAGAACTTACAGAATCAATAGGAGACTTTTAAAATGGCAGAACAAACTTACGTTTTACTTTTTTCTGAAGTATTAGATAAGGTACACAAAGCAAAAACTAAATCACAAAAAGTTGCAATTCTTAGAGAACACAATACAGACTCATTGAGAATGTTGCTCAAGGCTGCATTTGACCCAACAAAGAGATGGGTATTCCCTGCTGGGGATGTTCCTTATACACCAAATGATGCCCCTGCTGGTACAGAACACACTGTGTTGGCACAAGAGGCAAAGAAACTGTGGAGATTTATTGAAGGTGCAGATAACGTGACTAAACAACACCAGAAAGAAAATATGTTCTTTCAGATGTTGGAGGGATTGCATGAAAGTGAAGCAAAACTTCTTATCAATGCGAAAGATAAAAAGTTGCATCAAGTTTATAAAGGATTGTCTGCGGCTGTGGTGAAGGAAGCATTTGGTTGGGACGATAACTTTATGATACCAGAACCAGACGTATATCCACAAGCAAGTCGTTCTGCTAGTGGATTGGTTGCTGACGCATGAGGGTGACACCTATCCAGAGGTCTGTGTTTTCAAATAGACAAAGGTCACAAACATGGTCTGGAAACCCCAGTGATTCTCACGATTCGCACGATTCGCAAAAATCCCAAAAAGATGGGTTTGAAAAATCTAGTGATAACAGTGTTTTAGAGATGGGGTTGACATATAGTAAATCATCTGGTAATATGAGTAGTAACATTGAGAAAGAGAGAAAAAATGACTATTCAGATCCAGAAACAGTTTGATAATTTAGAAGATGGTATTCAGAACATGATTGATGCTGCAATCTATGATTATGGTCAGTGGATGCAACCAGATACCGAAACTCGTGTTAAAATGAACAAAGAGTTTGCAGAAGGTTGGGTAGTTAAGACTGGCCCAAAATACACAAAGATTTTGCAAAAACATGGTGGAAATGTTTGGGGATTTGTTGTCAATACTGAAAATGATAAGAAATTCAAAAAAGGTGATTTGTTAAAACCTGCTGGTTACAATGCTCCTGCTCGTAACGCAGCTCGTGGTAATGTTCTAGAGGGTGGTTTCCGTATTCGTTGGACTGGCCCTGAGTATTTGAAATAGGAGATTTGTTTATGATACCAAAAGCACCAAATGTTAAGTACGAAGTATTCCTCACTAATTTTGGTTATACTTGTGGTGCGACTGACACACTAGAAAAGGCAATCAAGATTGCAAAGAAAACTGGTTATCAGTGTCAGATCTTTCTTGCAGACAATCCTTTCAATATCGTAAAGACTGTTTGCCCTATTGGTGGAGTTCGTTCTTAATGAATAATATAGTTCCGATATTGGTTATCATTGCCTGTATAATGATTGTTGGATACATAGAAGATCCATGTGCAACAGAGGGATTGATGAAAGGTTGTATGGATTAAACAGTTTGATTCGGTTGGCACCTCTCTCTCTCATCATCAAAAGCCACCGAATCACTTTCCCACGATTCGCTACGATTCGTTTTTATGATGAGAAATGTGACTTGATAAATCGTTGTAATTGTTGGGAATAAAAGGGGGGTTGACAAGACCCCCCTTTCTTGTTATAGTATATGTATAGTCAAGAGAAAGAGAGAAACAATGACTGAACAAGAAGCAAAAATGTGGATTGAAGAAGTGACTAACGATCTTGTAGAAATCGGTTACACTATAAAGGAAGCCACTGCTCTTGCGTGGACAAAGTATTTAGAGGTGAATTATGCGTATTAAAGGTGCAATGACTATTTTGAAGAAACGTGCAAAGTTCTATGGCATGACTACAGAAGAACTTGTTCAGTGGTTAGATGAAAATAAAGGCGTCAGAATCAATGAAACAATCAAAGTACTTCAAGCATATGAAGTTTACAAGATGGATCAAGGTTATTCTTGGTCTGGTGTTAACTTTGAAACTTGGGTAAAAATATAATGACCAAGTATGTCTTTGTCAATGGTGGAACTAAGAAACAACGTGCTCTTGTTGAGGAAGTTGCTTGGTGGTTCTGCGAAAAATATTTCAGTAGATTCAAGTCTTTTAATATTGAGATTGATCTTGTCAACATAAAGGGTGAGGTCAATGGTTGGTGTATGCCTATAGACAGAAGAGCTTGTTATATTGAGATTGACAAAAAACAAAAGGGTGATGATTTTATTACTTGCATCCTACATGAGTTGGTTCATGTGAAACAATATTTAAAAGGTGAGTTGAAAGATATCAGTGCTCTTGAACAAAGGTGGAAGGGGGAAAGTCATATCAGTATAGACTATTACGATCTACCTTGGGAAAAAGAAGCATATCATCTACAAGAGATTTTATTAGAGGAATATAAGAATGATTAGTTTACAAGAGATGTTGGTTCTCATGGGGATCGCAACAACACCAAGTGTTGCTGATGTACCTACGATTAAACCAGATGTGTTGATAAAACATCAACAAGAAGAGATATCTTGTATGGCAGATAATATTTATTTTGAGGCACGAAACCAAGGGACTGCTGGTTGGAGTGCGGTTGCATCTGTAACACTAAATCGTGTAAAGGATAAACGATTTCCTAATACAGTGTGTGAAGTTGTCAAACAAGGCCCAACACGAGAATCTTGGAAACAGAATGGTGAGTTCTATCCACTAAAACATAGATT